ATGGACACCTCGTTAAACACTAAGCCAAACACTAAAAAATACAGAGACGACGGCTACCACATCAGGAGCTTCGCCATCGAGGCCAGACGCATGGCCAAAGCAGGAGCGACAGTGGCCGGCGTCGACATTGGTACCTGGATAGCCCAGGCTGTAAAGGAGAAGTTTGCCCGCGACGTAACGAACAGAACGGGGGATTGATATCATGGCGGTTAAATTAAATTTGCTGCAGGTAGCCCTATCAAATCAGAACTATGACCTTGCCGCCCACGCCTTGGTCTACGGCATGGTCAAGGTGAAAGCAGAACAGAATGACAAAAAGAGGCGGACAAAAGGGCAACCAAAACGCTCGTAAGCACGGCTTTTATAGCCGCGCACTGACCGAGGCGGAGCAGGTTGAGCTCGACGAGGCAGCTTGCGTCGAAGGGCTTGACCAGGAGATCGCTTTGCTCAGGGTAAAGCTCAGGGAGCTAGCCGAGAACGAGCCGGACCGCATCGACCTGCACTTGGAGGCAGCCAATACCATAGCCCGCCTGGTAAGAACCCGGTATCAGATCACCAGCGAGCAAAAGCGGTCCTTGAAGGATGCCATCGCCAAAGTCCTAACAGAGGTGGCCGTTCCCCTGGGGATTACCGTAGCAACGAAAGCGTTAACAAAATGAAGCTAAGACCCTACCAACAGGAAGTAGCAAAGGCGGTACTCGATAGCGTTCAGCACCGCAGCGGATTAACCCTATCGGTGGAGATCTCCCGCCAGGGCGGCAAGAACGAACTGTCAGCTCACCTTGAAGTCCTGTTATTAACCCTTTACATGGCCCAAGGCGGTAACCTGGTTAAATGCTCACCCACCTTTAAGCCGCAGACGATCATCTCCATGCAGAGGCTAAAGGAACGCCTTGATGAGTTCGGCTTCGGCGGCATCTATCACACCGAAATGGGCTACATCATTGCCCTGGGGGCAGCCAGGCAGATCTTCCTCTCAGCCGAGGAGTCGTCTTCCGTCGTAGGCCATACCGCCGACATCCTCTTGGAGGTGGACGAGTCGCAGGACGTAGCCAGGGAGAAATACACCAAGGAGTTCCGACCAATGGGATCATCCACCAACGCCACCACGATTCACTACGGGACAACCTGGGACGACGCCACCCTGCTAGAGGAGATTAAGCAGACCAACATTGAGCTTGAGCGGAAGGACGGCATCAAGCGTCACTTCCGATATGACTGGCAGGAAGTATCCAGGCACAATCCAGATTACAAGAGATATGTCGAGAGCGAGCGGGCTAGACTAGGTGAAGAGCATCCTCTCTTCAGAACCCAATACATGTTATTGCCTATTAGTGGAGGGGGAGGCTTCCTGACCCGCCAGCAGATTGTTTCAATGATGAGCTCACACCCCCGCCTTAAGGAGCCAGAGCCCGGTAAGATTTACACCGCTGGCATAGACCTGGCGGGGGAGAGGGAGCAGACCAAGGACGAAGCCTTAGCGGCAGCCAGGCAAAAGCTCGATTCTACGGTCATCACTATCGCAGAGATAGACACCACCCGCACCGAGCCATCCCTTCATGTAGTCGAGCACTACCAGTGGACAGGCATGCCGCACAGCCAAGTCTACAGCCAGACGGTGGATATACTAAAGCGGTGGAATTGCCGCAGAGTCACCGTTGACGCTACCGGTATCGGACAGCCCGTAGCCAGCTTTCTCAGAAAGGAGCTCGGCAGCCGTATACAACCGTTCACATTCACGCAGAAGAGCAAGTCAGACCTCGCTTTTGAGGTGTTGGCCTTCATTAACAGTTCGAGACTGAAGCTCTATAAGCAGGACGGCAGCCCCGGGTATAAGCAGCTTATGTTTCAGCTAGAGAAAGCACGGCAGCAATTCCGCCCCAACCAGACGATGAATTTCTACGTTGACCCATCGGAGGGGCACGACGATTATTTGATGAGTCTCGCCCTGCTAGTCGAGGGGGCAAAAGACTTTATTCCGAGAATAGCCAAGGGAGGCTTACGAAATGAATGAATTTAATCCTTCAGAATTAGCCCGTATCGACACAAACAGGTTGGCAGACTACACCAATAACCTCAATTTCTACAACGGCAGCCAGTGGGAGAAACAAGGGAGGCACCGCCAACTGGTATTTAACTATGCTAAGGTGGCCATCGATAAGGTCACCAGCTATCTAATGCAGGGATTGACCTTCGCCTGTTACCCTGCCGAGAACACCGACGAGCTCAAAGAAAAGGTTGTCCGTGCCGAGCACCTACTCCAGGATGTTTACGAAAGCAACAACCTTCAGCAGCTCGATTGGGAGACCGAGATAGACACCGCTATCCTGGGAGACGGCTGCTATAAGGTTATCTGGGACCCGGACGAGAAGCGCATCAAGATAACCGCCCCCGATATCCGGGGTATTTACGCCTGGTGGCTTGGTGACGACTTGAGTAACGTGTGGCGGGTGGCTTCCAGGTATAAGCTCAGTAAGGCCGAGGCCGACCTTCTTTATGGCGCCACAAAAGCGGCCACCGTCACAGAGCTGTGGACAGCCAAGGACTTCGAGCTCTTCCTGGATAACGACCGCATCGAGTCAAAGCCCAACCCCTACGGTTTCATCCCGTTCATCATCTTCCCCAACTTGAGGGAGCCTAAACAGTTTTGGGGGACTTCCGATATCCCCTCAGTTAAACAGCCGCAACGGGAGCTCAATCGAGCGGTCAGTCAGTTGTCTCGTATCTTAGAGCTGTCAGGCAATCCCATCGCTGTACTCGAGAACATCGGCGAATCAGAAGATATCCAGGTCCAACCAGGAGCGGTGTGGACCATACCCGAAGATGCCAAGGCCTACTTGCTAGACCTACTCCAGGGCGGCGGCATCAGACTCCATATTGATTACATTGATTTGATTTACCGCTGCCTTCACGATATCTCTGAAACGCCTCGAGCAGCCTATGGCGGCACCGAGAGGGACTTATCAGGAGCAGCGATGCAGATTGAGCTCGGGAGTTTAATTCAGAAGGTCACCAGGAAAAGGACCATCAGGACTAACGCCTATCACCAGAGAACCGAAATGATATTGAAGCTTGCTCAGAAATACCTGGGCGAGAACCTTGACGGCATTACCCACCGAGTTGTGTGGGGAGAGATACTTCCCCAGGATACCCAGCGGCAGGCTCAGAACGAGCAGCTCCTCGTCCAGGCAGGAGTCCACAGTAGGAGGACGGCTATGGACGAGATGGGCATTATGGACCCCGATGAGGAGTTCACCAGGTGGCTTGAGGAGAGGGAGAAGATCCTCACAATGAATCAGGAGTTTAGGGCAGCCTCCACTCGTGGCGGAGCGAGAGAGAGAGCGGTTGCCGCGGACATGGAAGTGCCTGAATGATAACTCAATAACAAGGAGGAATTTATGGCAGAAGCCAACAACCAGGAAGACCAGGAAAATAAGGAAGTCCCGGAGAACCAGGACAAAGCCCCAACGGCAGAGGACATCGCCGCCATGAAGGCTCAGCTCGAGGAGGAGCAGAAGGCCAAGACCACCCTGGAGGAAGCCATGGCCGAGAAGGACGCCAAGCTCGCCGAGCTCGAAACGGCGTTAAGCGAAGCGAAGCAGGGAAGCGAAGCATCCACTGCAGAGCTCGCATCGGTGAAGGAAGCCAGAGATCAGGCCGTTTCCAAGTACCTCGGCATGGCCAAAGCCTCTAATCCCCAGGTTCCCGAGGACATGATCAGCGGCGAGACCATCGCTGAAATCGACACTTCAGTCGAGAAAGGCAAAGGCCTGGTAGCCTCGGTTAAGAAGACCCTGGAGTCGGAAACTGCGGCAGCCAAAGTACCTGCAGGAGCTCCAACCAGGGGAGAAACGACCGAAGGCATGTCCAATAAGGACATGATCGCCGCGGGACTTCGTCAAAAAGGAGGAACTAGCTAACTATGAGTATATCTTTAGCAGAAGCAAGTAAACTCTCTACCGATATCCTTCTTAAGGGGATCATAGAGACTATAATCAAGGACAGCCCTATACTGCAGGAGCTGCCCTTTATTCAGATTGTAGGTAACAGCCTTAAGTACAACCGTGAGAAGACGTTGCCTACCGTTGGGTGGTATGCACCTGTATCGGGTAACTGGACAACTTCAGAGCCAGAGTTCGAGCAGGTAACTGCTACCCTTCAGATCCTTGGCGGAGACGCCGACGTCGACAATTTCCTTAAGTCCACCAGGAGTAATGTTCAGGACCTCGAGGTTGCCGTCATCGAGCAGAAAGCCAAGGCGGTCCAGCACGAGTTCGAGAACGCCTTCCTTAACGGGTCGGGTGCCAGTGAACAGCCCTCGGGGTTGTATGTCCTGCTTTCGGACACAGCCTGGGTAGCCGATACCGTCACAGAGGTGGGTGATATCGTTATCCCGACCGAAGGCCTGGAGAACGGCTTCCGGTATGAATGCACGGCGTCAGCCGGCGATAAAAAGACTCATGCCACTACCGAGCCTACCTGGCCAACCCAGGAGGGAGCCACCGTCGTTGATGACCAGGTAACGTGGACGTGCAAGTACGGCCACCACCTGGGAACGGGAGCCAACGGTGCCACGTTGAGCCTTAACAATCTGGATAAGCTCATTGACCTTGTCAGGGGCGGCAAGCCCGACATGCTCTTGATGAGCAAGAGGAGCCGGAGGAAGCTCCAGTCCCTTATCAGGGCGTCAGGTACAGTCCTCGAGACCCGACCAGGGCTGTTCATGGAGCAGATCCAGATGTATAACGGCATCAGGATAGCCGTCTCCGATTGGATCAAGGACAACTACACCGTCGGCACTTCCACGGGAGTTTGCTCGGCTATCTTCGCCTTCCAGATGGGCGAGGGTGGCGTGTGCGGGCTATCGAGCCCCGAGATGCTGCAGGTGGAACGGCTTGGCTCACTGGAGACCAAGGACGCCACCAGGACGAGGGTGAAATGGTATGTGTCGCTTGCCCTCTTTTCCAATGTTAAAGCGGCCATGATGACAGGGGTGAAGGACTGATAAAAGCTTGCCAGAATTGCCTGGCAAGGCCACATTTTACACCTCCTGCGCTAGGGGAGGGGGATATCGACCTCCCCCTCCCTCTAACTGAAAGGATGAGATTATGGATCTAGCAACAATGAGAGCGAGAGTCCGTCAGGACCTCCAGGACGAAGATGCACAGAATTACCGTTGGACCGATGACCAGGTGGACGGAGCCATCCAGAGGGTGGTGAGGGAGTTCTCCATCGTCTACCCCATCCAGCAGCAGGACGACATCGCTACCGTGGAGAGCAGCAGGGAAATCGATATCTCCAGCCTGTCAGGATTGATCAGGGTGGAGTCCGTTGAGTTCCCCATCGGCGAGAACCCCACCTACTACCAGAAGTTTCGACTCTGGCAGGATACCATCGAGATGACCAACGAAGGAGACGGCAGCGATGCCCGGGTAAGGTGGTACAAGGAGCACACCCTAAACGGATCATCGTCGACCATCCCCGCTCAGTTCGAGGAGCTCATCGTCCTGGGAGCCACCGGATATCTTGCATCATCAGCATCAGTCTATACCGTTGACAAAGCCACCATCGCTGGCAAGTGGGCAACGATTAACTTCTTGAAGTGGGGAGAACAGAGGCTTGACCGCTACGACAAGAAGCTCAAAGCCCTCAAAAGCCGAGTGATCACCAGGGAGTTCTACACTGACAGCTGATAGCTGAAGACTGATAGCTATGTTGCATCTCGGCATTCTGAAGACCTTCGACAGCGTGAACCACAAGGCGGGAGTCCAGTTAGCGGGCTCGCTAACCACCTACCTGGATGATATCGCCGTTGCCACAAACATCGCACCGGAGGCGATGAGCGTCGGCAACTATGTCCTGATAGCCATTCCCGAGGGAAATCCCCGGGACGCCTGCGTCGTGGCTTCCTGGCCAGCAGGCAACGCAGGGATCACGGACCATGGAGAGCTCAGCGGTCTAGCCGACGATGATCATACCCAGTATCTCAATATCGCCAGGCATGACCTTACAGCTCGGCATCCTTTAGGAACGGTAGTCCCCCATGAGTCAGCCCTCAATAACATTGGCAACGTCAACGCCCCGTCACCTTCAGATGACCAGGCTCTTGCCTGGGATGCCGCTACCTCTAAATGGATTCCTCAGACCCTTGGTGGTGGAGGAGGGGGAGGCACTACCAGTATCACCTTTGTTATAGATGGTGCGGGTTCAACGATCACCACAGGACAGAAAGGTCACCTGGAAATACCGTTCGCCTGCACTATCCAACGAGTAACCATGCTGGCTGATAAGTCAGGATCAATCGTCGTGGATATCTGGAAGGACACCTATGCCAACTTTCCGCCAACCAGTGCCGACTCGATAACGGCGTCAGCTCCCCCAACGATATCCTCAGCTCAGAAGTCTCAGGATTCCACCCTTACGGGTTGGACAAAGTCCATATCCTCGGGTGACATCCTGGCTTTTAACGTCAACTCATGCAGCACGATAACCAGGGTAACCATTAGCTTGAAAGTGGACAGAACATAATGAGAGAGAAGCTAATCAAAGCCAACCAGGCCGAAAAGGAATACTTGAAAGCCAGGAGGGGTAAGTGCGACGACGCCCTGGCAGCGGTTGAGGAAATCTTCTTTGCCAAACTGCGTGAGGCTGGCTTCCAGTCCGTTGATGATTACTACGACAATGTCCGTAACTATGGCCACCGCTGGAGAACACTAACCTTTGGAAGGTACAACACTGCGGACCAGATAACCTACGGAATAGACGAAGCTTATGCCACCGGGAACGACATTATCGCCTACACCATCTTCGACCACACAATGGCTGTGCTTCCAGACGTCAAAGACGCAGAAAGCCTGGTAGACGTGGACTATTGTCAGAACCATGGCGTAGAAATCGTTTCACACGGGGCAGGAGAAACTGGATGCTATGTAGCAGAGGCAGGAAATGTAGGAGTGCTCCTTGTGCTTCATAGACCCTGCTATGCCCGAGCTATGGAATTGGAATTGAAGAAGGTTATCCAGAATGTTCTCTTGAATCACTATGGCGTCACAACTTACCTGGATAAAAACGAAATTATGACCAGGCACTTCCCGCAGCATCCCGACGGCGTCAAGATCTGGGGTGATGCCCAGGCCGACATCGGCAGAGTTAGCATGGCAGTGGGAGGATTGACGTTAGAATTTCACAAAGAAGAAGCCGAACGCATATTGAAGCTCAGGCCAGATCATCCCACCCTGAAAGAACCACACGGACTCAATCACCTGCTTGGCTATAAGATCAATCCAGGTCAATGCCTTATATTCATTATAGAGGAGTGGCTCAAACAAACCGAGAGCCAAGTCACAGATAGGAAATGGCGAACGAGATTTTCAGACCAACTGCGAACGGCGACCTAACCGAGCTTGAGGGCGTCGGGCTGGAAAACTGGGAAGCAGTCAACGACGTAAAACCCGATGGATATGGCACCTTTATTCGCAGCACTAGCATCAACCTGCAAAGGGATTTGTATTTGCACCAAAACCACCAGCAGAGCGGCACTATCCTGCGAGTTGATATCTATTTCCGCACAACGCACCACGGCGAGGCTCTAATAAAGCCCAACCTGAATATCTACAATGGCCCGCTCATAAATCCAAATCCTGGATACTGGACGACCTCCGTCCAATTCTGGCTAATAAATCCCGAAACACAGCAGCCCTGGACATGGCAAGACATAGACAACCTCCAGTTCGGCGTCGCTATGTGCAGCCACTCAGCAGGAGGCAAAGGCGGCGGATATGACCCCTCTAACTGCACCCAGGTCTTCATGCTAGTCCGCACCGAAGGCTTACCAAAAAGCTACGGCTACATCATAACCTAGAATTTTGAACATTGAACGAAAAAGAGGGAATGTGCTAAATAGCCAGGAGAACCCGAAAGCCCGTTCGTGCACGTTTTTCGCGGGGATTAACCTAAAAGAGCTATTCAGCACCAGCGAGGAGTGGCATGTCTTCCTTATCGGCTTCTTCGAGATCCTCTGTCCCTGGCCACCAAGGATCCCAGTCTCCAACCCCCAGTCCCCAGTCTCCGCCGAATACCACTACTACCTCGGCGGCAGAGCCTCCGGAGTCCTCGCCTGGATCGCCATCGCCAAGCTCATCCAGGTGACCTTCTTTTAACGTAGGACATAGAACATGAGAACCCTAAGCGCCAGCTTAACCGCAAGCCAGAAGAAACCCGACCGCCTTCCCTACGTGGAGGCCAAGGTCTACGACTTCGAGCAGGGCATCAAGAGGTTGTCCTGGGAAAGACTCTACACCGGCTCAGAAGCCGACAACCACCACGGCATCGCCTTCGACGGCCAGGGAAGCATGCACCGTATCAGGGCAGCCTCCAGTAACAAGCTCTATCGCCAGAAGGTTACCAGCCCTGATGATCAGTCCGACTATTCTCAGTGGACGCAGCTAGCTACGGATTGCCAGGGACCGTGTGCTATCGCAGCCTATGGGGCGAAGGTCTACATCTTCTACCGCACCACGGCAAATGTCCTGTGGAAGTACTACAGCCACAACTACGGCCAGGACTGGTCAAATAGCCAGCTCGTAAGCTACGCCGATGTCCTGTCTATGGCAGCCACATGGTGGGGAACGGGAAACATCGTAGTTTGCTTCTGTTGCAAGGCAGCCGAGCTCAATGCTATCGTCCTGGATTCCTCGGACCAGTCCACCAGCCAGCACACCCACAGCGAGCCGATAACCCATCCCTTAACAGCCACCTACGGCATCGGAGCCTCTTATACCCCCAACCATATTGACGTTGTCTTCGCTGCTAAGCAGACGGCGGAGCCGTACAGCTTCATCGCCCTGTACCGCACCGAGCTTGACAGCAACTACGACTGGCTGGCCTTCCAGTATTTCATCACAAGCCCCGATGGTGAAGACGTCACCTATGAGTACCCCGATTGCCACAACCCTGCATCTGCCCAGGACTACGAGAACACCCAGCTCACCGCGGTGGAAAAGTATGCCGGCACAACCGCCTACACGTTACCCCTCACCTGTCACGCCGTCAGAGGCTCAGCCTTCAGCTCCATGGCCTTCACCGAGCCAAAGCCCTTCTTGAATATAACCTCGAACTTTGGACTTAGAACATCCTCAACATCCGCTTATTGGTGGCTGGAACGCCCCGACGGAGTGTGGAGAGCCGCCAGACCAGCAGGAACCCCGTTAGATCTAACCCCCGACATCCTCTCCTTGAACCTAGAACGTAGAACATTGAACGTAGAACTTGATAACAGTTCCGCTCAGTACGCCACACCACCCGCAAAGCGAAGCGAAGTGGTCTTGAAGTTGGGCTATAGGACTTCCCAGGGAAACGAAGCGGTGGAGGTGGGGAGGTACTGGATCGACTCTTGGGAATATTCCTCTACTCCCAACACATCAACCCTCACCCTGGTTTGCCTGAACGGGCAGGGACTGGCGGAGAAGTGGTCCGCCCGTTTTCAAATGAGGTGGCCCGCTGATAAGAGAGTGTGGGAGATCATCCAGGAGATTATCTGCAGGTGGGGAATCAACCTTACCAGCCCTGGGGGAGTCCCCAGGAGCTCAGCGGTTGATAACCTCTATCCCGACTTCACCCTCCAGCCAGGAACCCAGGGAACTCAAGCACTCAACAAACTCTTATCCTTCATACCCGACGCCCTCATCTTCGACGGCAACGAGGCCTATGTTAAGGACCTCAAAGACGACGAGGCAAGCTCATATTCCTACGGTACAGGCCACGTCATCCTCCAGGGTGAATATGCCGAAGCCGTCCCGTTAACCAGGGCAAGAGCCATAGGGAGGGACGGTGAGGATAACCGTATCGTCGAGGACGCCTTCGACTGGCCTAACTTAGAACTCGGTATTGATAACTTAGAACAATCTTATGACCCCAACCTTCAATCAGCCGCCAGGGCTCAGGAGAGAGCCGATGCTATCCTGAGAAAGGCGTCATTGCGAGCGGAGCGTGGCGATCTCGTCGTCCCCACCAATGTCGGTCAGGAGCTCTACGACGTCATCACCGTCACCGATGAGAGGTGCGGGATCTCGTCTAAGAAATACCGGGTACTCGATATCGAGACCACCCTCAGCCTTCGTCAGTGGCTCTATCAGCAGAGGTTGACCATTGGAGCCCCGTAATGATTCGTTTTCCGAAAAAAAGTTCGGGACCGCAACCACCCCGAATTTATGATATACCTTAAATGAGACTTCAACCCCACTACTTTTGCCCCAAAGGAGTCAAAACCCGCAAGCGGAAAGGCGAGCCCAAAACCCGCAAGGGCGACATCAAAGTCTGCTATGTCCGAATCAAGCGTCGGTGGGTGCGAGTCGGAACGATATGCCTCCACTGCCGCCAATTCACCGTCGAAATATGACACCCCCTGGATTATTAATACACGGATACAATCACTAGAGATGTTAAAACGATTTAGGGAGAGTCAAACAAGGGAGAAATAAGGAGAGACGAAAGAAAAAGGTGTACTTCACCCACTTAACCTCATTGACACAGCAGACCCGTAGCAGTACAGTGTAGCCCAAGTGCCCTAGGATATATCTTTCTGAGCAGGGAAACAGAATATGACTACAGAAATTGCCATAATGAATAAGGAGGCTGTTGCTCTCGCGGCAGATAGTGCAGTTACAACAGGCAGAGTCCAAGACAAGATCTTTAATTCTGCCAACAAACTTTTTCCTCTCGGTAGGGACCACTCTGTAGGAATAATGATCTATCAAAATGCCGACTTTATGGGCATACCTTGGGAATTTCTGATCAAAATCTACAGGGATAAGGTGCTGCGACAGAGAAGCTTTAAGACCCTTAAAGCTTATGGTGACAGCTTCATCAGGTTTCTCAACAACCCCAATAGTGCATTTAAGGATCTCGTCTCTCAATCAGAGCAAGAAAGATACTTCGGTTTGTTTGTCGACTACCAATTCGACCGCATTGTCGATTACACTATGAAGCAAGCATTCTCCGAGAGGCACCCCAACCGTGAAGCGCTGCTCACCAAACTCAGAACAACAGCGCAAGCTGCTATACAGGCCGCTCTGGACGTTTCCACAGATAATCTCAAAAACGACAAGAAATATCAGTCTATACCAAACAGTTACTTAACAAATGTAGAGCGTAGATATGGAAAGATCACCAGGGAAGCTGCAAAACGAATTTTTGGCAAACCACCAATTTCTTTACAAATTTCTCAAGCATTACAAGGTACTATAGACAAAATGGTTATTAATGCATTCGCTGCTCACTACTTGTACCCAGACATGATTTGGAAAGATTTTACTAACTACTCTGGCGTGGTGATTGCAGGTTTTGGCGAGGACGACAAGTTTCCCTCCCTCGACTCATATAAAGTTGGCGGGGTAGTAGGTGACAGGCTTATAAGTGTGAAAGACAACCACTACAAAAGCAACAGAATCACCCCCTCGAACAGAGGTAGGATTTTGACCTTTGCACAGGAAAGAACAATACAAACATTTTTGACCGGAATCGATCCAACTTATGAAGAAAAGTTAGTCGACTACTTTGAACGAAAAACAAAGGACTTGTCTAAAGGTATTATCGCCAAAGTAGGTAGCATCGGCAACAAACAAAGGCAAGGGTTACAGAAACAAATAGAGGAGAACATAAAGAAAGCCAAAGACGATTATCAGGGCTACGTATGGAATCTCGGCTTTGACCATAGCCTTCCAATTGAAGCTTTTATTGTTTCAGTGTTGCCTAAAGGCGAGCTTGCTTCTATGGCTGAGACGCTGGTCAGTTTGGCTTCGTTTGAGCGTAGGGTTTCTCCAGGAAGGGAAACAGTAGGTGGACCAATAGACGTCGCCGTAATCTCCAAAGTGGATGGATTTATTTGGGTAAAGAAGAAGTCCTACTTCACGCTAGAAATGAACCCTGACTATTATGAGGGCACATAAGGGCAAACGGTTCGCCAGCGATTCGCACCATCCACCAGTAAAAACCCCATAGTCTCCCATCATCGTGCCAGTCCTGCACCAACCCTAGGAACAGACAACCACCACCCCACCCGAGAACCACCCGAGAGGCGGGAACGGCTACGCCGCCCGCAGGCTCGCCGATGCCGTGGACGGCTCAAACCGTCGCCGCCACCGCACGGCTCGAAGGTTAGGAATTTATACTATCCACCACCTACCTACCAACCAGCCCAGTTAACTATCCCAGGTGTCCCCGGTCCAGTGAATGATTCCATGAACGGTTCTTTCCTTTAGCCGGCGGGGTGACCACTGGCTTCGCGGGCGGGAGGGGGAAGGGTGCGGGCATCGCCGCCGCCAAAGGTAGCTAGCTCGTCAGCACAGCTCTTCTCCTGGAGGCTCAGGGTAACCGCCTTGAGGCTCGGCGGTGGCTCTGGCCCGCTGGAGGGACAGTGTCCGCCAAGCTCCGCCAGCGGCACCACCGCCGTCCTTCGTTGGTTCGCAGTCTGCCTCACTTGCCCTGACAAGTGTCGAGCCAGAGCCCGACTATCACCTCTCGGTGATTAGGCAAACTGCTTACCGGGAACGTCACCGAATACGCAGGGAGCTGTGAGGAAGGGGCAGCTCCGTTAAGGTCGCAAAGCCATTCTGGAAATTGCTTCCACCTGTCACTGCCTGTGACCACTACCTCCAAGCCACCAATCAATTTGCAGAACCTTCGCTACACTCAGGCGAGTGGCTTTGCTTCGGTGTGGGAGCGTCCAGCCAGCCGTAAAAAGCCCGCCTGGCTTTTGCGGTAAACCGTCGGCTGTCTGTCCTTAACACACGGTTTCGCTGCACCTGCAGACATGGTTCGCTTCACAGAGAAGGTCGCTTCGCTCCGTTTCGGGCGGTGCGAAATCGCTTCGCTTACTTTCTATACAGCTTGCGTCGCTTGCTCTTCGCATCGCCCTCCAGGTTTCACGGGAACGGAGGGCATAACGGAACGGCTTCGTGGTTCGCTTCGCTCACGGCGGGATGTCCCGCACCCATAAGGTGTTCTATTGCCTGCTGCTTTCCTATTGTCCACGACCGCATCGTCGGCATCGTAATATGGGTCGCCGATGCTCCGTCGCTTCGCGTTCGGCAAGGGTCACGATTCTGTGCCCAGAGGCATTGCTTCACGCAAGGGAACCCAACCCTTGCCTTCAGCAACTTTCGTCGGAAAAGAGCAGCCATTTCCTGGAAGGACTCCTTCTGCTTTTTCTGCCGAAAGCAGAACGGCGTGCGAAGCCCGCCGCCCCTGCTTTTGCTACGGCATCCCTGGCTGGTCCTCAATCACCCGCTCTTTCACCAGAGTGAAAGCGCCAGCAGGCAATCTGCTGAGTTTAAGTCAGGAGGTGTAGTCATGTCTCAGTCACACGTTCTCGCTCAGTATCCTTATCTGGCCCCGGGTCTTTGCGGCGTTCTGGAGTGTCCTCGGCTCTGTGTCAGGTCCCAGCATTGTCCGGCAGGTCAGCGTCGCGCTCGGCGTCTTATGGCAGCTCAGTCTCGGCGTCGGCTCAATGTGAAGCCCAACCGTCAGCAGCTCCGTGTCTGCAAGCTCATTCAGGACGAAGCCCTGTGTCCTATGCTCTGCAAGCAGTGTGGTGGCTGCTTTCTGCCACAGCCTCACGATTCAGAGTCACAGCTCAAACGCAAAGCACACAGGCCCCAGTCCGTAATCGGAGCCCTGGTCAGGCTCCGTGAAGATCAACAGGAAATGAAGGACGTGGCGTAATGAATGTAGTCAAAGTAACTTACAAGGTATCAGAGAAGCCAGGTCACCGCGTCATCTCGTCACAGGACGCCTACGAATTGCTCAAACCTCTGTTTAATCCCCTGCAGGAAGAGTTTTACCTTCTTCCCGTGGTCGGTCAGGAGACTATTCCAGAGAAGCTGTTCGTAGGCGGTCTCGGGTCAGCAAACGTCGACATGAAGCTCATCTTCCACAAGCTCCTCACTAACTACCCCAACTGTGGAAACTTCGTGATCGCTCACAATCACCCGAGCGGACAGCTTGAGCCTTCCCAGGAGGACAGGCTCCTCACCAAGAACACCAAAGAGGTCGCCAAGCTCTTTGGCTACCACTTGCTCGACCACATCATCTTCGCCAACACGGGTTACCACAGCTTCGCAGACGAGGCTGAATTTTAAGTAACGAAAGGAGGTATGCAGTGAAAATAGTAGTGGCACAGCCACAGAAGGCAAAGGAGTATCAGCACGTCGGCCCAATCTCCGTCATCGTCCCTGAAGCCGAGTACATCGGTTTCTGCCGGTTAATTATGGACGGCGGGTGGGTCATAACTGATAGCGAAGAGGAAGCACAGGCAGTCGAAAGGGTCATGAACGAGGTGAATAAATGATAGACACGGCAGAGAATTACAACCCACAAACCGCGGTCGAGGAGCTCGAATCCCAACAGGAGATCCTCTTAAGGTGGCTTGATAATCCCCAGGTCACCACCGATGCCGAGCAGAAACAGGCGGAGGATCTCCTGATCTCTGCCAGGTTCGCACTGAAGCAGGCAGAGGAGAAGCGGAAGGACCTCACCCGCCCCCTTGATGAATCCAAGAGGAGGATCATCGACCTCTTCAAGCCCTACGTTGACAAGCTTAGCAACGGCATCAACAGCCTCAATACGGCGCTTCACCACTACCACGCCGACAAGGTAGCTGCCGCCGAAGCCGCAAGGCTGGCGGCACTTGCCCAGGAGGCGGCTCGCATCAAGGCAGCCAGGGACAACGGCGAGCTCATACAGCCGTTGTCCAAGCCAGTTGTCCCGGAGTTACCCAAGACGTCACGCGCCCACCTGGGAAGGGTGACGTACCGGGAGGACTACGATATCCAGATCGTCGATCCTGACCTCGTCCCTCGTGACCTCTGTGAGCCATCACTGCCCAAAATTCGAGCCAGGGTGAAATCAGGTGTCACCGACATCCCTGGCGTCTTGGTATCCAGGAAGTATGTGCCCTCAGCCAGCCTGCAGGGAGGCAAGTAGCCCAAAACGCCCAAGGCGCTCGAGCCAATCGAACCGCCAAATAAAAATAAAGGAGGTTTCCAATGAACGGAAACACAAAGTACCACGCTGAGCTGAAGCTCACCATCGAAGGCCGTGAGGCTAGAATCAACGTCTTCGCCGATACCCTCAACGAGATCTTCGTCGATTTCGGCACCATCTGCAGCCAGTTCCAACCAGAGTGGAAGAACCCCGCTAGGAGCCAGGCGATGAACAACGAGAACATCGCCAGGCGCCAGCCTGTCGCTGCAACGGTCGGCAAACCCACCACCGCCAGCTCACAGCCAAAGCCTCAACCAGACGACTTCCTCGGCGAGGAACAGCCATTGGAGACGGGCGAAATCCCGGTCTGCAAAGGTTGCGGCACGGACGAGTTCATGGAGCTCATATCCTTCGGCGACAAGAAGACTGGTCAGCAGCGGAAGGCATGGAAATGCCAGGCCTGCGATAAGTGGCACTGGAACGGCAACGGGAGGGGGCGCTGAGCCCCTTCCCTTTTTTTCATTGCCGAAACACTCCCCCCTTGCCCGATGAGTAGCTAAGCTGAGTGGATTTGGAGATGTGACTTCTCACAATTCTCACACTGGAAGTGCTATAATCACGATACCTATGCGAACATCACCTTTGTCTGAGGAGTAGATAAGCCAGTCGATTTGGGGAACGTGAAGTGAAAGGAGGTTAAGAGATGGCAGAAGAACAAGCTCAGAAGCCTAAAACAGAGAAGAAGAATATTTTTATTGGGTGCGGCGTATTATTAGTAATTGCCATAGTGATAGCAGTGGGGATAGGTAGTTGTTTAGAAGGTGAATCTGAAACTACCGAAGTAAGTCTAAATGCTAAGGTTGTTTATGATGATGGCCAGTTTATAATAACGAACAATGATGACTTCGTATGGACTGATGTTGCGTTTGATTTGAATTATGGAACATGGTCATCAGGCTATACATATCATGCAAATCGTCTTGATGCTAATACTGTCTACACTGTAGGCTCAATGCAGTTCGCTAAGAGTGACGGAACAATGTTTAACCCTTTTACGCAGAAGCCTTTGAAAATGTCCATTCATTGTCAAACCCCCGACGGTAAAGACGGCTGGTGGTTTGGTAGCTGGTAGTTATCCTTGAATTCTTGCTTTCTGAATTTACGTGTAAATTGACCAAAGGCTTGGTCATTCCTTGGTCGCGGGTGTGCTAGTGTCTCCAAATGAATTAGCCGTGTAGTCTATCTACCGGTGAATAACGTTTGTGATTCTATATTGCGTCATAACTTCCAACGGCCTGACAGTAGCGATTAGCCATCGTTAAGCCTCCGACAAACCCTCAAGCTATCCCCAACCTTAGCAGACCTTCCAGCAGTATCCCCCAGGCCCCCTAATGCCCACGCCAGTCATCCATATCAGCATGACGCAAAGCGTAAACGAAGATTGCCACCCCGAGGGCGGAGTCCGAAAGGGCTTCGCCCTTTTTTTATTGAGGCAAACCCCGACCCCGTCCGTCAGCTGACGGACTCCTTTCCCTTGGCCTTTGCCAGCGGACAGGCAAAAAGGCCGAAGAAACGGTGGTGTATCATTTTGAATGAATACGAATATTACATGTCGTTGTGTTTTTTGCATTATAATTGTCTCATGGCTTTCAACTGTTATATCGATGAATCAGGCGACGAAGGGATTGACACTGGTGGCACACGCTGGTTTATTCTAGGTGCAATGATTGTTGCTGACAATGTTGACTTAAAAACTAGCGAAATGATAACTCGGATTAAATTAAAGTTGGGTAAAGACCCCCGAAAACCTTTACACTGGATAGCTATTCGTAACCACGACAAGAAACTGTATGTCTGCAGTGAATTACTTACAGAGGACTGGATATTTTCTTGCGTTGCGACGGACAAAACACATCCATTTATTCAAACGGCAAAAGGTTTACCAGAAAAATGGAACTTATATTTTTATTCAACTCGTCTATTACTTGAACGTTTGTCTTGGTATGCTCGTGATAATGGCGGCGAAAAAGCTACTTTAACTTTTGAGAAGCGCACCAATATGGATTACAAGGCATTGAATGAATACCTATCACATTTACGTCGCTGGATACCCCCGCTAGAGATTCAATGGGATTATCTCAATTGGCAATATCCTGAGATTATTGCAAAAGAGAAGAATCGTATGCTCCAAGCTACTGATTCTGTTTGCGGTGCTCTTAGCGATGCCCTTGAATATACTCCTTTGGGTAATATAGAGCCGAGGTACATCCTAACTTTGAAAGACAGATTCTACAGAAGGGGAAGTAATCTTTTTAGTTATGGACTAAAGCTCTTACATATACAAGGGGACAAAAGCGCTATACTAGGCCAACATGGAAATGAATATCCGTGGCTAAATATGATTTGAGCAAGCCCCAGGACGAAGGAGCCCACAAACCCGAAGGTTGCTGCCACCTTGACGGTGACCTTCGCTAGACCCTGCGCTTGCTTGCTCACTTCAATAGTACATAAACTCCATAGTTTTGTCAATATCTTAATACAGCTAATTTCACGATTTCTTCAACAGTCCAAATATAGTTAGTAAGTCCTGCTGCCATTCCTGGTGTCTTAGGGTAAGGATTAGCTAGCGACTTATGTTGCCGCCAGCGGAAGCGAAGCGAAGCATATAAAGCGAAGCTTCCCCATAATATCCCTATTTTACCACTACAATATACTCAATTAACATACTCGTCCTTTCACCAACGCGTGCCAACTGGCTTTTTAGTGAATAACATTGTAGCCAACCTTAGCAGACCTTCCAGCAGTATCCCACAGGCCCCCTAATGACCACGCCAGGCATCAACATCAGGATGACGTAAAGCGTAAACCAAGATTGCCACCAGGATAATCAGGCATAGAATAATATCAGGCCTCACTCCCTACATCATACGCCAAGACCACTCATTGCCGCCACAATTCTGATACTGGAAGTGCTATAATCACGATGAGTACTTCGAATAGGTATGGCACAGGAGGTTAGCTATGTTTAAGAAACTTGGTATAGGTTTCGGAGTAGCTATCGCTATTGCTGCCATTGTTGTTTGTGCTGCACCACTCAAAACGGTGGCCTACACAGTGATGGTCGATTATCAGGATACAGAGACCTATTATGTAGATGAGTCTTATGAGGCGCAAGTGGCTGAGCCACTAGACTATCAGGTGGTCGATTCATATGTCGGCGAAGAAATAATCACTCACGAAGCTAGCACCATCATTGGTGGGATAGGTGAATCTCATGATACTTGGGAAGAGACAATCCCTGTGGCTTGTGTCGTTGTAAAAAACACAGACACGGTTTCTGGAACATTTACTGTGTCCTTCTCCGTCGCCAACTCTCTCGATGCGTTTTTCCTCACCATACCACTTGATTTAGCCCCTGATGAAACAAAGACAGCCGAATGCCTTGCTTATGAACTTGGTGATTGGGAATATAGGGTTGCACCGAGCACAAAGACAGTAACAGGCACAGAATACAGACAAGTAGAAAAGCAAAGAACCGTAACGAAACAGCGTCCTGAAACCCGCTATAAGGAAGTAACCTTGCTTGATTATTTGCTGCACTACTGAAGTTAGTGAAGTGTATACCTTAGAAAGCAACGAAAGGAGGAACGATGTATGGAAAAGCTATTCACAAGGTCTTTTGTTAGAGCAATAATAATCACGGTTATCGCTGCTTTAACAATTGTGGGTGGAGTCTATGCCTACGAAACTCTTTGGTCTGGCAAGGCACATATAACGATTGAGCCGCCCGCGGGTGAGGCTCAGTTAGAAATAACAGGAGTTACCACGAGCGACAGCGGCAGCGGTATCTACGGTGGCACCTATGGCACTTGGGATGAGGCTAGCAAAACTTGGACCGTTTCGCTTCCGAGAGGAACTTGGGCAACTTTGAGGATGAGCTTTAAGAATACTGGGGGCGACCTTGTCGAAATCCAGAAGTGCGTGGGAGATACTTGCTTTGACGCGGCACATAGTGTAGACATTGCCCCGGGAGTTATGATAACTGGTAGCGGGTATAATAGCATAGCTGCCGGTGAAACAGGCCCCGTCCAATTTGATATTCATGTGGCCGCGGATGCCGAGCCAGGAACACTCCCAGAAATCCAATTAGAAATCAGGCAAGGATAGCTCCCTAGCCCGCTTCTGAATAGGCAGTCGCCTTGACAGAGAGGTTGAAATGAAGATCGGTATAGCTATAGGAGTAATAGTAGTAATCTTAGCTCTCGTTGTTTGCCTTGTTCCTCTTAAGACGGTGGCTTACACCGTGACGGTTGACTATCAGGATACAGAACCACTTAGCTATAAAGACATGGGGGCAGAGATTGTTAGCACTGGAACTTGCTATGGCTATGATAGCTCTACTGATAGAAACCGCATTTTTGGCTGGACATATGCTTATGCGGTTGAGTTAAAGAACACAGACGAGATTGCTGGAACATTCACTGTCCAGTTTGAGCATATTTCTGGAGGAGCATCATTCGTGGGCTCACAATCCATCCATCTAGAGCCTGGCGAGGAAGGTAAAGTACTATCTGACAATGTTAGAGGTTGCAGAGTCTATGAGCAAATCCCTGGAGCAAAGTATGAGGTTATCCCTGGAGCAAAGACTGTAACAAAACAGCGTCCTGAAACTCGCTATAAGGAAGTAACCTTGCTTGATTATTTGCTACACTACTAAGTTATGAAAGTCCACTTCCAACCTACGACAAAGCCCCAACCTATCCCCAAACCCAGCCTATCCCCCGCCTAATCATCCGGAAGCGGCGGAGTTATCATCGTGATCCGGCCCGACTTCATCGTTTGAATATAAGTTCCCAATGCTCATAAGATATATCTTTCCTAAACTTCCTAAGACAATTCCTGAGTTGCGCAAAGCAGTCGACTGAAAGTACATTCATTAAATGCATTCTCCCAGAAAGAGTCCCCGCAAAAATTTCTGCTGTCCGTATCTCGAAAACCTGCGGCAGTTGAATATAAGTATCGAGCGGGAAAGACTCATGCCAATGTAAAGGTACAAAGAATACGCTCTTTTGCGTGTCACAACCTTCTTGACATCCTTCATATCTTTTCGATTGAGAAGTGGTTTTCAAAACGAGACAAGGTGAATTGATATCAGCAACATACAAGATTACGAATAGTTTGTCTGCCGCCGAACCATCTTCAAATGGGAAGTTATTGTAGAGTAGAACTTGCCCTGGTTGTGGACTATGCTGCATCGAGTTACTTTGTCGGCTTGAGGTCAAAGCTATATACGGTTTCCCGATGTTCTTTCAAAGATTCCCTTGCATCCTCTAGGCTAACTGCAGATTCTTCGGAAATGCTGACTAGATAGTCTATGGGTTTGTTTATGCCCTTCTGCCTTTTTGTAATATCCCAAGGTTGTTTTGGCAGATGCGTGACTTCAGACATATCGCTTGCCGTAGCCTCTTTATACACAAAAGCCAAAGCTTCAAGCATTTTTATTTCTCTTGGCGTAAACACAGACAAATCGGGCTTCTCCAAAGCACGAACTTCGACCTCTTTGTAATTTGGTGCAAAATCATCCGTTCTTCGTATCAGCGCGATTTTTCCCTTGAAGTCTTCTGGCACATTAGCATCTCTTATCTCTAGCCAAAAATCTTTTGGTACAGGACCCTTCTCAAATGTGTGATACTTTAATCCAATAGAGGGATAGCCTGTCTGGTTAAAATGCATGAAGTCAAGAAAGTAGAGAAGCTTTGAAAGTTTGCCAAGGTTTACCCGTTTTGTGCTACCGGCAAAAAATAGTACAGCGTTCAGAAGTTTCCTTCTGTAGATATTCATTCCCACCTCCTACAACCCTAATACTATACTATCACTTGTCAACATGTAAGAGCAAAATTGTACTAGTACCCCATCCTTACTGAACATTCTGACGAAATGTGCAACACGCCACCCCCAAACTCAGCATATCCCCTACCTAACCGTCCGGCAGCGGCGGAGTCGTCATTATGATCGTGATATTCGCCGAGCTCGAGAGGGGAGGCTCTTCGGTTGCCATGGTGGGGGAGTCCCCAACCACCAGCAGGCCGAAAATTATCGCGAGAAGCGAAGCGAAGCATATAAAGCGAAGCGTTTTCACAACATTGCACAGTATACCACAGGCCCCCTAATGACCACGCCAGTCATCAACATCAGGATGACGCAAAGCGTAAACGAAGATTGCCACCAGGACAATCAGGCATAGGATAATATCAGGCCTCACTCCCCACATCATACCACGAAGATTACTCATTGCCGAAACTCTCCGCCTTTGCCCGGGGAAGTAACCAAGCGGCAGATTTGAAACGAACTTACTTGAATATACTCCCCTAAGATAGTAGTATGCTGACAGACGACTTTCTAGGAGAAAATGGTGCTTTCGTATGGGAAGGATCTGATTGAAGCTCTCGTACATAAGTACGAAGCCCTCACATATAAAGAGAAGAATAGCTACAACGAAGCTAACACTGTTAACGCATTCATCAGGCCCCTTTTTGAGGCTCTTGGGTGGGACTTTTCAACTATAGATGAGGTAGAAGCTGAAAAGACCATTTTAAAAGGCAGGGTAGATTACGTATTTAAGGTTAAGAAGGTTTCGAAGTTCTGTGTGGAGGTTAAGTCTCTCCGCCATGACTTGACCGATGAAGACAGAGAACAAGCCATTAGCTATGCATACAATAAGGGTCTGACGTGGGCAATCCTTACGAATTTTGGGCGAACACAAGTCTTCAACGCAGAAGTTAAAAGCGATCTGAAGAGCGCCCAGTTTCTGGATTTACGATGCGAAGACTACCTGACTGAGTTTGAAGATCTCTCGTTAGTCTCTAAAGAATCAGCGTTAAGTGACGAGTTAGACAAGAAAGCCGAAAAATATGGCAAGTTAGCACGTCGAATACCTATCGAGAAGAAACTTTATGAACAATTGGCCAAATGGCGCGCTGACCTATTTAACCAGGTGTATGGGTTCAACAAAAGTATTGGCATTACGCTCGATCAAACCGACCAATTGATACAGAAGCTGTTCAGCCGCCTCATATTCATACGTACTGCGGAAGACAGAGGCCTAGCAAGTAACCATCCGCTGTTAGCGGCTGTTCATCAGTGGGAAACTGAGGGGGGACAACTGCTAGAAAAGGTTATGGCTATATTTCAAGACTTTGCCCACACCTTTGACAGTGAAATCTTCCCACTAATGGATCCCTGGCAGCAGATCTGGGTAAATGACCATGTTCTTGCAGAAATCATTAATGGGTTGTACCAAGTCCCAGGGGACTATGCTAAGTACTATTTCAACATAATCGAACCTGACGTATTAGGGCAAGTGTATGAACAATATCTGGGCTACGTGGCAAAAGCTGTCAAGCCTAAACCACAGATTCAACAGACGTTCTTTCCGCCAACTGAGGGGCAAATCGAGATATCTGCAAAGAAAGAAAAACGAAAGAAGGGTGGCATTTATTACACGCCAAAATGGGTAACAGACTACATAGTTAGGCAAACCATCATCCGCTACTTTGATGAGCATAGTTATAATGAAATTCTAAACATGAAGATTCTTGATCCTGCTTGTGGCTCTGGCTCATTTCTTATCAGGGCTTATGATGAGCTTCTGTCCTACCACGCTAAGGTTAAAAGAAAACCAGTGGCCGAGTTGAGCTGGCAGGAAAGGATAGAGATTCTGACTCGGAACATATTTGGGGTAGACCTAGACCCCCAAGCAGTCGAGATAGCCCGTCTGAATCTTCTCATCAGGGCTCTAGCACAAAGGAAATTATTGCCTTCGCTGGAGCACAACATCCAATGTGGTAATTCTTTGATCTTCGGCAAAGAAGAAGAGCTTGAGAAGTCTCTAGGCAGCAATTTCAAAGAGCTTAAACCATTCGATTGGGATGTGAGATTTCCTGATATCGTAAATTCGGGAAAATTTGACATCGTTATTGGCAATCCCCCGTACGTAATGGAGCTTCGGGATAATAAGGATATTTTCAGGCAACTCAAGGCTACGCCTTTGGGCAGCAAGTATTATGAGCCCAAGATGGACATATTTTATTTCTTTATTGAGCTTGGAATCGATTTACTGAAATCCGGCGGCTATCTTGGTTTCATAGTACAACAATATTGGGTTTCACGGGCTCACGCCTCGAAGTTGCGGCGAAAGGTCTTCGATGAGACATGTCCCCTAGCCTTGGTCGACTTTGGTGAATACCAGGTATTTCGAGATGCCCCGGGGCAGCACAATATGATTACCGTTTTCAAGAAGTCCAAAGACAAGGATGCCAAAACGCTGACACTGCAACTTAAAGATGCGGAGGTGAGTGAGCAGGCAATCGCAAGAGCACTGGCTTCTGATGTCCAGGACCAAGGTATCTTTGACGGAAGGATTGTAGAAACGCCACAGCTATTTGATGCTAAAACAGATAAGGTCTACGTTATCGAAGATTCTGTCTCACAAATTTTAACCAAGCTGTCATCAGATAGCTTTAACCTTGATGATACGGAGATTCAGCAAGGGCTAGTCACTCCGCAACATTTTCTTACATCCCAAGCAATTTCGAAACTCGCCAAACCCGAAAGTTACAAAGCGAATGAAGGCATCTTTGTTCTGAGAAAGGCTGAGGTCAACAAGCTTAAATTAACACAACAAGAGGAAAAGCTCTTGCGACCGTTCCACTACGCCGAGGAAATGGGCAGCTACTATTACAATCCTGAAGTCGGGCATTACCTCATTTACACACCCATAGAGATAGCGAAGGACATTGAATCCAACCCGAACAAGTATCGAAATATCAGATCTCACTTGGATAAGTACCAGCCGGTCATAACATCAGACCATAAGCCCTATGGAATACACAGGGCACGACAACCCGAATGGTTTGAAGATCCCAAAAAGATCATCTGTGTCAGAAAAACCAAGTATCCGAAGTTTGCCGTCGTACCTGAAGCCTGGTATGGAGATCAAGCTGTTCTCATTATCCGACTGACAAAGCATACGCAAATCTCACCATATTTTGCGGTGGCAATATTAAACAGCAAGGTTGCTCACTTCTGGCTATTTCAACAAAAGAGACAAGGGAACCAGCTTCAGGTAGATAAGGAAGTTCTGATTCACTTCCCATTTCCCAGTATTGATTTGTCAAACACCGGGAGTAAGAAATTGTATGATGCCATCGTGACCTTAGCGAACAAGGTAGTAAAGCAGAGAAGGGAACTAGAGATTATCAAGAGTAGCGGTGAAGATATATTTGGTGAAAAGGCAAAAGAGCTTCAGGCTGATATTGAGAAAACCAGGCATGAAATTGACCAGCTTGTTTTTGAGCTATATGGGCTGACTGAAGGGGAAATTAAGCGCATAGAAGGCGCAGCATGATAAAGGCGATAAAGTGAAAATGGGTGTGGCATTCAATGGGATCACCCTTAGCTTAAGTGGCTAATAAGGAGAATCACTACAGTAATTATTAGGGACAAAGGAATTACTAAGTGGATGTTTATCTTTATCATACATGTCTCTCCTGACGCCCGATCAGCGTCTTTACTCTAGGTTATGCCAAATCAGCATAACCGAAGGGTGGAGAGGAGAAAGGAATGCCACACCCGCCAACAATTATACAAGAGGAGAACCAACAGCATCAACATGGATGCTTTATCTCTTGAATACCAAGGAGATTATGGGACAGCCCTTGGGAATTTGGACATCTCGGACTTCTTGAATAATCCCTTTGTCAATTGCGTACCCAGCATCCTTAGTTTTGGCTTCCCTAAAAAGCTTAGCGATTTCCTCCTTAGTGACACTTGTCTCTTGGCAGATAATATTCCCAATTCGTTTCTGGTCATTCAATATTACATCTAACTTTTCTCGTAAAGGCTTTTCATCAAATCTTTGACCCTGAGAAACGCTGAATCCGACACCGTGAAACATGAATGTAGCGTTTGCTGTAGCGTAGCGATTACTGCCAGCAAGGAAGATTACAATGCCGGAAGAACTCACATCACCCACATTATGAATGGTGAGTTCGAATGGCATTCCTTTTAGCACGTTATAAAGATTTATCCCGTCCCTAACCGTACCACCAGGCGTGGCGAGTAATAAATAGACACCTTGCACTTTTTGATTTGCACAGTTGGACATGACACTAATAAGGCTCTCTGTTGTGCTGTTATTAATCTCAGCAGAAAATGATACATAAACTAGAGGTGCGTTTTCTGGTATATTCAT